GTACAATGAGTGATGCAATGGAGTTTGTTAAGAAGTATGATAGTGTCGATAACTTCTCTATCTATGGATCAACCAACTTTCAATACGTATGCATTGATGAAGAATATCCAGGTAAGCTTGACTATGATCGGTCGTTGATCAGAGTTGCAAACATTGACATTGAGGTTGGCTCAGAGAATGGATTTCCTGAGCCTGCTAGTGCTAGTGAAGTGATCACTGCAATTACTTTCAAGATTGATAATCACTATCATGTATTCGGTTGTGACTTCTTTATGCATGAACGCAAAGATGTTACTTACTACGAATGTAACAATGAAGTTGCATTGATCATGTCCTTTCTTGGTGTGTGGGAAGAAACTTCACCTGATATTGTGACTGGTTGGAATGTCCAGTTCTTTGATATTCCATATCTTGTCAATCGGATCAATCGACTTGTTGGTGAAGAAACTGCAAAGCGCCTGTCTCCTTGGAAGCGTATCAATAGCCGCAATACAAAGATCATGAACCGTGAGCAGGTTGCGTATGAACTTGTTGGCATTACGGTGCTTGACTACCTTGAGCTATACAAAAAGTTTACTTACTCGCAGCAAGAAAGCTTTAGACTTGATCACATTGCATTCATTGAACTCGGTGAACGGAAACTAGACTACTCTGAGGTAGAGAATCTTCACCAATTGTACAAGACAAACTTTCAAAAGTTTATTGAGTACAACATTCATGACGTTGAACTTGTTGATAGAATTGACAATAAGATGCAATTGATTGACATGGCACTTGCACTTGCATATGATGCTAAGGTGAACTACGGTGACGTATTCACGCAGGTGCGTATGTGGGACACATTGATTCACAATGAACTGCTAGAGCGTGGCATTGTTGTGCCTCAGAACGTTAGCACTCCAAAGAATGCGCAGTATGCTGGTGGTTATGTGAAAGATCCAATTGTCGGCAAGCATGAATGGGTTGTGTCGTTTGACTTGAACAGTCTGTACCCACACTTGATCATGCAATACAATATTTCTCCTGAGACACTGGTGCAAGGCAAGCATGTTTCTATCACAGTTGATAATTTACTGAACAGCAAATATGACATTGAAGATGAATATTGCATGGCAGCGAATGGACACTTCTTTAAGCGTGACAAGCAAGGCTTCTTGCCTGCAATGATGGAGCGCATGTACAATGACCGATCAATGTACAAAAAGAAAATGATTCAGTCTCAGAAAGACTATGAAGCAGCAACTACTCCTGAAGCAAAGCGCAAAGAGAGCTATCAGATTTCAAAGTACAAGAATCTCCAGTTAGCTAAGAAGGTTCAATTGAACTCAGCTTATGGTGCATTAGGCAATGAGTACTTCCGATTCTTTGACATTCGTCAAGCAGAAGCTATCACGCTGTCTGGTCAGTTAGCTATTCGTTGGATTGAAAATGAAATGAATGGATACCTGAACAAACTCCTAAGTACCGAGAATGTCGATTATGTTATTGCATCCGATACTGATTCGATCTATGTACACCTTGGTCCTCTTGTACAAAAGATTTACGGTGTTGATGGTAAAGTTTCTATGCCAAAAGAGAAGATTGTGGAGTTTATCGACAAGGTGTGTGAGCAAAAGCTTCAACCGTTTATTGATAAGTCATACCAAAAGCTTGCTGATAACATGAATGCATTTGATCAAAAGATGCAGATGAAACGTGAATCGATTGCAGACACTGGAATCTGGACTGCAAAGAAGCGATACATCTTGAACGTATGGGATAATGAAGGTGTTCGCTATGCAAAGCCTAAGCTTAAGATGATGGGTATTGAAGCAGTGAAGTCTTCTACACCAGCATCATGCCGTGATAAGATTAAAGAAGCACTTGAGTTGATCATGACTGGAACTGAGAAAGAGTTTCAAACATTCAATGCCAAATTCAAAGATGAGTTTAAGAAATTACCGTTTGAGTCTGTTGCGTTTCCTAGAGGTGTAAGTGAGTTGACTAAATATAGTGATAACGTGTCGTTATATGGCAAAGGTACACCGATCCATGTTCGTGGTTCTCTGGTCTACAATAATCTCTTGAAGAAGCATAAGCTTGAGAAGAGATATCAGCCAATCAAAGACGGCGACAAAGTTAAATTTTGTTATATGAAAGTTCCAAACCCAACGCAAGAAAACGTTCTCTCCGTAGTGAACATGTTGCCGAAAGAAATGCAGCTTGAAAAGTATATTGATTATGATATGCAATTCGATAAAGCTTACATTGATCCTATGAAAAGCATTGTGACTACGTTCGGATGGAATACGGAACATAAATCAAACTTACTAGGATTTTTCTAATGTCAAAAAACATACCACAAGAATATTTAACAATTCGTCATGAAGAAGATTTTGGATTTAGCGCAGTAGATGAAATTGAACTCAAGCAGGTCACCGACACAAACACGCTAGAGACAAAGGTCATTCGTGAAACTGTATCGTCATCAGGCGAAGCAGTCACTCGCCTTGAAGAGAAGGTCGATTCTATTCTACAGCTATACAAAGATGGCAAGCTAGGGCTAGAAGCCGAACGCACAGAGTTATTAGCTACAACTTCAGGCAAGCTAAAAGAGCTAGAGCAAATTATTATGCCTTTGCTTATCAATCTAATGAAGACGCCAGACAAAGAATACATTTACTGGCCCAATCGTAAAGATAAAATTCAAGAGCAGATCGACAAGATTCTAGCTATCACTAGGGCGTAATATGGGATTCGTTCTTCTATTATTTTTCAATGCATTGCTATTGTCTAGTATCGCAGCGTACTATTCAATCGCAGGCTTGATTGCTATATTCTCAGCAGCACCTCTATCCATCGCAATGATGGGCGGTTCACTAGAGCTTGCTAAACTCGTAACAGTTAGTTGGCTCTATAGAAACTGGGATGATGCGCCTAGAATAATGAAATACTACTTCACCATAGCAGTAGTCGTTTTGATGTTCATTACATCATTAGGTATCTTTGGATTCTTATCTAAAGCACACACTGAACAAGGAAGCGCAAACTCAAATCTTACTGCACAGATTGAAATATATGATGATAAAATCAAAACCGAAAAAGAGAATATTGAAGCATACCGTAAGACGCTTAAACAAATGGATGAGGGAGTGGACCAAGTATTGGGTCGCTCAACAACAGAAAAGGGTGCCGAAAAATCTGTGGCTATGCGTAAGTCCCAGCAAAAAGAACGTACTCGCATTCAAGCTGAAATACTACAGTCGCAGAAGTCTATATCGGAACTTAACGATGCCCGTGCGCCTATTGCCGCCGAAACGCGCAAGCTTGATGCGGAAGTTGGACCAATCAAATACATTGCGGCGTTAGCATATAGTGCAGACAGTGATGAGGAAACTAAAGCCTCAAGCGAAAAGGCAATTAGACTAATAATCTTGCTACTAGTTTCCGTTTTTGATCCGATGGCAGTCTTGCTAATCATTGCAGCTAACTACAATCTGAATCTTCTGGCACGTAAAGATGATTTTTTCTATGCTACGACAATCGATCCTATTCCGATGGAAAGAGATGAAATTGATGCACACAGGATGTACCATAGGGATCAGGACTCTATGTAAATTTGACAGGATAGGTTATTAATGATATAATGTGTTTAGCGCATTTTTTATAAAGGTGAATAATAATGAGTAATTTTTTTACAGACTTGGTTGATCAGTTGAAAGATGAAGATACGAAAATTCTTGCTGATGGTGATGCGTCAGCAGAATTTAGTGGAAGCATTGACACTGGATCATACGCATTGAACGCACTGTTATCTGGCAGTATCTATGGTGGCGTTCCCAATAACAAAGTAACCGCATTCGCAGGTGAATCTTCAACAGGTAAAACGTTTTTTGTCTTGGGTGTTGTTAAGCAATTCTTAGATGACAATCCAGATGCTGGCGTAATTTACTTTGATTCCGAAGCAGCAGTCACAAAACACATGATGGAATCTAGAGGCGTAGATACGAAGCGGGTTGTTATCTCTGAGCCAGATACAATTCAGAAGTTCCGTCATACTGCACTCCAGATCATTGAGAAGTACGCAGCACAAAAAGAATCAGCACGTAAGCCTATGATGATGGTTCTAGATTCTCTTGGTCAACTATCATCTACAAAAGAGATGGAAGATACCTCAGAAGGTAAAGAGACTAGAGACATGACAAAGAGCCAAACTCTTAAAGCTACATTCCGCGTATTGAATTTAAAGCTTGCTAAGATTGGTGTTCCTTTGCTTGTAACGAACCACGTTTATGATGTTGTCGGTGCATACTTCCCAACTAAAGAAATGTCTGGTGGTTCTGGCTTGAAGTACACAGCATCCACAATCGTGTATCTGTCTAAGAAGAAAGATAAAGATGGCACAGATATTGTCGGTAACATTGTAAAAGCAAAACTACAGAAAAGCAGACTAACAAAAGAGAATTCGTTTGTTGAAATTAAGATCACCTACAGCAAGGGCTTAGATCGCTACTACGGACTGCTAGAAATTGCAGAGAAGTATGGCATCATTAAGAAAGTCTCTACTCGCTATGAACTATCTAATGGCGTAAAGGTCTTTGGAAAGAATATCAATGAAGAACCTGAAAAGTATTACACTAAAGAAATTCTAGACCAAATCGATGAAGCTTGCAAAAAAGAGTTCTTGTACGGACAAGATGTTATTGGCGGCGCAAGAGTTGATGAGGACGAAGCGGAGTTAGAACATGCTAATTGATATCGACTATGCAGTTACCCAAGAAGATATCAAGTACAAAGACAAAGATGTTGTCGCAGCTATCGAAATTCTAAAAGGCGATTTTGCAGGAGTCAAATTCTACTTCGGTGAGTTAAACTTTGCCGAAGAAGAGAATCCAGATGGCACCTTTTCAATCAGTTTCAACTATGATATAATAGGTGAAGAACATGCATCACTTAGAGGAAAAGAAGAGTTCGAAGTGGTCCTTGCTGATATTTTAAACGACCTGCTAAGGCACTCCTTAGACATGGCACAACAAAGGTATGATAATGAGTCTGGAAAAGAAAATACTGAAACATATCCTGAATGATGATGGATATGTACGTAAAACATTACCTTTTATAAAGTCAGAATATTTCACAGAAGCTTCCGAAAAGATTGTATTCAATCACGCATTTGACTACTACACAAAGTATAACGCACTGCCTACAGTCGAAGCACTTATCATTGAGATAGATGCTAAGAAGAACATTTCGGAAGATCAATACAAAAAAGTCCTTTCGCTAATCACAGAGATAAATTCTGAGGAGTATTCTCCTCAAGATACTGATTGGTTAGTTGACCAGACAGAGAAGTTTTGCCAAGACAAAGCTATCTACAATGCTATCATGCAGAGCATTACGATTCTGGACGAACATGAAAACTCTAAGCTAGACAAAGGCGCTATCCCAAGCATTCTATCGGATGCTTTGGGTGTGTCATTCGACAATCACGTTGGTCACGATTTCATTGAAGATGCAGAATCTCGCTATGAGTTCTATCATAGAGTTGAAGAGCGTATTCCATTTGACCTCGACTACCTGAATCGAATCACAAAGAACGGTCTTCCTAAAAAGACGTTGAACATTATTCTTGCAGGCACTGGTGTCGGTAAGAGTTTGTTTATGTGCCATTGTGCAGCAGCTAATCTTACACTTGGTAAGAACGTCCTGTACATTACACTTGAAATGGCAGAAGAACGGATTGCTGAACGTATTGACGCTAATCTATTGAACGTTGACCTAGATAAACTTGTTGCGTTGCCTAAAGATAGTTATCTGAAAAAGATTGCGAGAATGAAAGAGAAGTCTCTTGGTCGATTGATCATCAAAGAATATCCTACAGCATCGGCTAGTGCAACACACTTCAAACACTTACTCAGTGAATTAAAACTCAAGCGCAAGTTTATGCCCGATATTATCTATATCGATTATCTAAATATTTGTTCTTCTTCTAGAGTTAAATCTGGTAATAATGTAAACTCATATACTCTTGTTAAATCTATTGCAGAAGAATTACGTGGACTTGCAGTAGAGTTTAATGTGCCTATTATGTCAGCTACACAAACTACTCGCGGTGGTTATGATAACTCTGACGTAGGTATTACTGATACTTCTGAATCTTTTGGTCTACCTGCTACAGCAGACTTTATGGTTGCATTAATATCTACAGAAGAATTAGCAGAAATGAATCAGATTATGGTAAAGCAATTAAAGAATAGATATTCTAATCCTGATACTAATAAGAGATTCGTTATTGGCGTAGATAAAGCTAAGATGAAACTATATGATTCCGAAGATAATGCGCAGAATAATATCTCAGATAGTGGACAAATTCACGACAATAAAGATACTGGACCAGTATTCGATAAAAGCGCATTTGGTAAACGAATGACTGCACAAAGAGATTTCAGCAGAGTTAAAGTTTAATTTTGTTGTTTTTTCGCAACAGCTATGAAAATACCTGTTGCTTTTTTTGGTGAAGCATGTTATAATTAAACATTAAGAACGAAAGGTATTTCAATATGAACGCATTTACTAAAGAATATTTCATGAACGCATACACATGGATCGTAACCAAATTTGGTGAAACATGCGGTTGGTTCGGTTTGATTCTGATTCACGGCTCTACATTGCCATCGACTTACTTAGCTATCAAGGGTGAGGCTACAGTTCTTCCTCCTTTGAGTATGGTGATCCTAGTCTGGTCTGGTTTACTCTTGTTCTTTATTCGGTCAGCTATCACTAAAGACAAGCTTTACATGATTAGCAACGGTGTCGGCTTCTTCCTGCAAAGCATTATGCTTGCACTTCTAGTTCTTAAATAATGCAATCCATTTTACAATTTGTTCTATTCTTAGGTTGGGTAGCTGGAATCGTATTAGCTAAAGGATTCTGGAGCACATTCTTTGCACTATTTCTTCCTCTATGGGCTTGGTACCTAACGGCTGAGTTCTTTATTAGAGGTGTTGTTCTTTCCTGTATTTTATAACTATGCATTTTATTACAAGTGACATTCATTTTGGACATAAGAATATTATGAATTTTTGTCCTGTGTCCCGCGCATTTGGCGAAGGTGACGTTGTTAAGATGGACGAGGAAATTATCCGTCGTTGGAATTCAGTTGTCCAACCCAATGATCATACATACATTCTCGGTGACGTTGCATTCTGTAATGCAGAAAAAGCAGTCAATCATCTCCAAAGGCTGAATGGTACTAAGACACTGGTTGTTGGTAATCATGATGCAAAGCTTGTCAAAGACGAAAAGTTTTGTAAACAGTTTGTTGAAGTTCGTGATTATATGTCAATTCGAATGAATGAAACTAAGGTCATTATGTTTCACTATCCAATTGCAGAGTGGGATCAAATGCATCATGGCGCAGTTCATTTTCATGGTCATCTTCACGGTAGCGTAAGCGGTATGGAAGCATATCGTGCAGTTGACGTTGGTATGGACAATAATGAATGCACACCGTGGAAGCTGGAAGCCGCTATTGCATATGCAATGAAGGGTAGAATTAAAAGTCATCATCAGAAAGGTAACTAATCATGGACATTGTAACAACTATATGGGGAACATGCATCGGCACGACTTGTTTTGTGCCGTTTGAAGTTTGGTATCTAGCAGCACAATCTATTGCTACTGACATTTTAACAACATGCCAAAAGCTTATATATTAATTGGTGTGCCAGGTTCTGGCAAGTCTACTTGGGTTAATAATCAAACCCTTGTAGAGGACTACACATACGTATCTACCGACTATTGGGTAGAGCAATTTGCTAAAGCAGCTAATACATCATACACAGAAATTTTTGAGTCTGTAATGCCAGTGGCTATTGAACAAATGCTGGAGCAAGTTCGATTGTCGCGCAAGTATAACGCTAACATCGTATGGGATCAAACTTCTACGACTGTTGCAAGCCGTAAAAAGAAATTCAAAATGCTGCCAGACTATGAGCATATCGCAGTAGTGTTTCCTACTCCAGATCGTGCAGAGTTGAATAGACGCCTTGCTAATCGTCCAGGCAAAGTTGTTCCTGTTGAAGTTGTTGATAGTATGATTGCTAGATTTGAAATGCCAACTCTAGCAGAGGGTTACAAAGAAATTATAATCGTAGAGTAATAACGTACATATATCTGTTTAAGATGATAATTTACACACACCAAAAATCCAAGAAGAAAAAGCCCAATGCAAAGCAGCGAGAGTTGCAAGCATCATGGGAAAAAATAGTAAATAGCTATAAAACGACAAAACCTCTGGTTACGAAGCGGATTTGCGACATTAAGACACCTGAGCCGTACATTAGAACCAATAATAGAGACATTCCTAGTCGATCCACTCCTGGTGGTTCAGCGACAAAGCCAGTCCACGGCAAAGTATACACTGGTACTAAAATGCTAGGCATCGGAACACTTCACAAGTCTAATGCAGTACCAATCTTTTCTTCCGATGATGCAAAGGATCAAGCAAACATGAGGAGATAGTTATTATAAATAGCTCATACACTAACTTTATGGGCTTAAGATGTTAAAATTTAAGGAATACCTTACAGAAGATAAAAATACGCATATGGAACATGCGGAAGATGATGTTCTAAACAAAGGCGTTGCTGGTGCTAGAGACAGTATCAATGCACTTAGAGCCGTGCGTGATATGCTTGCTGGACATTCAGAGAAAAAGGTAGACGTTACGGTCAAATGGGACGGAGCACCTGCTATTTTCGCTGGTCAGGATCCAACTGACGGCAAGTTTTTTGTCGCAAAGAAGGGCGTATTCAATAAAAACCCAAAAGTATACAAGACATTCGCAGATATAGATGCCGACACCTCTGGTGACCTCGCAGATAAGCTAAAAGCTTGTTTGATGTGGTTACCAAAGATCGGCATTTCTGGCGTTATCCAGGGCGACTTGCTATTTACAGCGTCCGATCTAAAAACAGAGACAATCGATGGTGAATCATACATCACATTCCACCCAAATACATTAGTGTATGCAGTACCGTCAGAAACTGAACTTGCTAAAGAGATAAAACGTGCTAAAATTGGCATTGTGTGGCATACAATTTACGAAGGCGATACATTCGAAACAATGTCAGCAGTCTTTGGCAAAGACATTCTAAGCACACTCACAAAGACACCAAACGTTTGGATGACAAGTGCAGTCTATCACGATGTGTCGGGTAAAGCTACAATGACAAAAGAAGAGACAGCAGACGTTACAGCCATTCTTTCTCAAGCAGGTAAAGTATTTCAAAAGCTAGATGCGGCTACACTAAACGCAATCAAAGATGACGAGGAACTATTGATGAAGATCAAGACGTTCAACAATTCAAAAGTCCGTCAGCAAAAACAAATTACAAATGTCAGCAAGCACGTTTCAGAATTGATGCAATTCATCACTGACTACTATCAAAAAGAAGCTGATTCTAAAAAGACTGACAAGGGTAAGCTAGTCGCTACAGCAAAGCGCGACAATATCCTCAAGTTCTTTTCACCTAAAAACAAAGTCCAACTAGAAAATATTTTCACGCTAATGAATCTCATAGCAGAAGCTAAGTTGATTCTAGTTAAGAAGATGGACGAAGTAAAGACACTAAAAACATTCCTATTGACTAAAGATGGATATCAAGTCACTGGAGTCGAAGGCTATGTTGCTATCGATAAGATCAAAGGCAATGCAGTCAAGCTAATTGATAGAATGCAGTTTAGCTATGCAAATTTTTCACCAGATATCATAAAGGGATGGCAAAGATGAAATCGTTCAAAGAATATGGCGCGGTTGAAGAAGCAGCCGATGCGGGTCTTGCAGCTAAAGCAGCTAAGTCTGGCATTTCAATTGAAACACTGCGAAAAGTGTATCGCCGTGGTGTTGCAGCATGGAATTCTGGGCATCGTCCAGGAACTACACCACAACAGTGGGGCATGGCACGTGTAAACTCTTACATCACAAAAGGTAAGGGCACATGGGGCGGTGCAGATAAAGACCTTCATGAAGCAGAAGTGCCAAAAGATAAAGAATCTGGACTACCTAAAAAGTATGTTGCAGGACTTTCTGCATCTACTGCAAAAGCTAGAGCAGCACATTGGAATAAGATGGATAAGAAAAGTGATAGTGATCCTACAGCATATGAACCTGCACCAGGTGATGCGACAGCTAAGACTAAAGAATCTAAGCACACTAAAAAGTACCGTGAAATCTTTGGTGAAGATATGGACGAAGAAATCCACGAAGCATGTTGGGCTGAATACAAACAAGTCGGTCTAAAGAAGAAGGGCGACAAGATGGTGCCTGAATCTGGCGTTAAGGAAGCTACATTTCAAGGCAAAGAAGTGCCACTAAATAAACCTATGGCTGGAGATGTTAAGAAGTCTAAAGTCTATGTCGATCCTGATGGTGACGGCAAAGCACAGAAAGTGAATTTCGGTGACAAGAATATGTCAATCAAAAAAGATCAACCAGCAAGAAAGAAATCTTATTGCGCACGTTCTAGTGGACAAGGTAATCTGACAGATAAGAGTAGTGCAAACTATTGGTCACGTAGAGCATGGGATTGTTAAATGAGTAATGAGAAAGATACGCTAAAAAACTTTGCGAAGCTTTTAGGCGTAGAGTCTGTATTTGAACAGATAGAAGCTAAGAAGTCTAAAGAAGAAAAGCTTCTAGAAGACTTGAAGCAGACACTTGGCATCAAAGTTGAAGCTAAAGTGAAAGTGCCTGAGCCTGTCGTAATCAAAGAGGATGTGATAGTAGAAAATCCAGTTGCTCCGATGCCAGAGTTGCCTGTTGAAACAATAGTCACACAGTCAGTTAAAGCACTGTATCAAGGTGAACCAAAAGACATTCAAAAAGAAGTTGATAAGATTCCTGATCTAATGCGCAGAGAGATTGACGCACTCAAGAAATCTATTACAGACTTGCATAGTTTTGCAAGACGCCAATCTCAAATGGGTGGTGGTGGTGAAGTTAATTTACGCATGTTAGATGACGTAAATAGAAGTGCTATTGCTAGTGATAAGTATTTACGATATGATGCGCCAACTAGAAAGTTTACATTCGATGCTGGTCATAAGAATAACTTCTATGGTGCGTTTCAGAGTACACAAACACAATATTGCAATGCAAATACTGCGACAGCATTAACATACAATCAAACAGATTTTTCATATGGTGTTACTGTGCAAAATAATAGTCAAGTTCATATCGAAACACCTGGACTATACAATGCACAATTCAGTGTTCAGCTATTAAATTCAGGCAATGCTATTGATTCAGTATATATCTGGTTGCGTCAAGAAGGTGCCGATGTTGTTGGTTCTGCTGGTAAAATTGATATTCCGGCTAAACATGGATCAGATAATGGCGCATTATTGATTGGCTGGAATTTCTATATTCAGACTACAGTTCCTAATGAGCATTTTCAGTTTATGTGGTTCACTCCAGACGAAACTCATGTAACTATACCAACATTGCCAGAACAAGCAGCAGTGCCAGGAGTATCTCCTTATATACCATCAACGGCATCTGTAGTGTTAACAGTATCTCCTGTTAAAGTAGATAGTAATTAATTTTGAGAACCCAACACTGTATTATACCAAGGCACCGAAACTTTGTCAAGTGAAATATAGGTAATTATAAATAAAGTATAACACAGTTAGGCTACGGCAAACCTGTACTATAATATAACGGATAAGTCTAAGGAAAACTCCAAGAATGAAATCATTTAAGCAAGCAATTTCGACTCCTATTACAGAAGCGAAAAGCAAATCAAAAGTAGTTGTAGTCTATGGCGGTGGTTTTCAACCATTTCACGCAGGACACCTCAGCAGCTATACTCAAGCTAAAGCTAAATTCCACACTCCAGACTTTTTCGTTGCGTCCAGTAACGATATCAAAGTTCGACCAATTCCATTCAAAGATAAAGAATTCTTAGCGCAGCAAGCTGGCGTTACGGATCGTTTCGTTCAAGTTGTCCAGCCTATCAATCCTGTAGAGATTATGAAGGCGTATGACGAAAAGTCGGACATTCTAATTCTTGTCCGATCAGAACGTGATCCAATGAAGTACACAAAGAAGGATGGCTCAGCAGCGTACTATCAGCCATTTGTAAGCATTGATAAGTGTGAGTCATTCGAAAAACACGCATACATTTTTGTAACCAAGAAGCACGACTTTAAAGTTGCAGGACAGGAAGCATTCTCTGGCAGTCAGATCAGAAAGATGTATTCCGAAGCAGATTCAGAAAATAGGGACCAGATCATAAGCGACTTGTACCCAAAAGCAAAAAACAAAGCTAAAGTAAAGAAGCTTTTAGACAAATACATAGGGGGCGGAATGAAAGAAGAACACGAAATTGATGAAGCAAGAATGAGTGCTGCTGTAAAATTAAGCAGAGCATGGGATAGACAAAAAGCTAAAAGTGACGCAAGCAGAAAGCGTGGAGAAGAGTTGCTAAAGCCTAAGAAGCCAGCAGAAAGTTCCGAAACTAAAAAAGATGAAGTATCGGAAGCAGTTCTATCATTGTCGGCACGTAGAGCAAGAGGAATGCAATTTAGAAGAATGCAATCCAGAATTCAAGTAGCAAGAAAACGTCAAGCATTGAGATATGCATCTCCAGAAAAACTTAATAATCGCGCAAGACGCGCAGCAATTAGATTCCTCAAAGCGCGTGTGAGCAATAATAAAAGCTATGCAAGTATGTCTCCTGGCGAAAAACAAAGTGTAGACAAAAGAGTTCAGAAGATGCTTCCGTCTGTAGGACGTATTGCATCTAGATTATTGCCTCAAGTTAGAAATGCCGAAACGCAAAGAAAAGCTAGTCAGTCACAAGCAAAAGAATCCATTAATGTTAATCTTCAGTTCAAGACATTGTTCTCAGAAGCAGCAGATAAAGAGACTAGCCGTATTGATCAATTAGTTCGTATGGGTCTAGCTGACAAGAAGATGTTAAGTATCATCAAGCAAGCAGTTGCTAAGTTAAAGAGTGGTGATACACTAAACAATAATGAACGCAAAGCTACAAATGATCTATTGACAACACT